GTGCGACGGCGGTAGTGGCGGCAACCTCTTTGTTTTTAACCAGCGCGATCAGCTCATCACCAGACGTCAGCAGCGACAGGTGGTTTTCAACGTCAGTGATCGAGCGCTTAACTTTTTTGGCAATCTGAGCCTGTTCCCAGCCCTGATTAATCAGGCGCTGATATGCAGCTGCTCGCTCAAGTGGTTCCAGTGCGCGTCCCTGGCTGGACGTGACCATGAAGGCGATACGGTCCGCCTCGCTGCCTATAAAGTCTTTGCATTCCAGACGGATTTCATAACCCGCCTCCTGTGCCAATTTGGCCCCGTAGTAACGGTGATGGCCATCGATGATTTTAATGCCCTGCTCAGTTACCTGCACAGCGAGCGGAGGCACATGCTCACCAGCGATGTAGGCATCACGGAACTCCTCGACGTGGGTCTGATCGATTTCCCGGATGTTGTAACCAATCTCGACATAGAGTTCATCAACGCCCAACAGGTAGGTTTTGCGGGTAGTGATGTTCGTTTCAGTTTTAGATTTGTTGTCGTAAATTTTTGATAGCGTAGTCATTTTTGAAATCCCTTAATAACCGCGAAACCCTTCCGGGATGGCGTAATCGACTGGTAAAATGTCTGTGACTGACCGCTGAACCGGACCGAGCCTGACCACCAGCTCATCCCATTTTTCGCGGAGTTTTGCAGGGCTGAGGATGTTCCGGCACCAGAACGGATCACCCTGAACGCGTTTGAACATCTGGCAAATCTGGCGGTGGGTGCGCTGGTCCTGTGAGCACATCAGGCGCACGTCATTCGCCCACGCAGCCCAGTTCGGCTCTCTGGGCCTTGCCAGTTCGCCGTCAGCCTCTGCCGCCTTCTCGTAGAGTTGTGTGATCTGCCCCCATATCCATTCCGCACACTTCAAGTCCTCATGACTGCCCCACAGGCGTTTCTTCTCGCTGTACACCACCGCGTCGGGATAACGAGCCAGGAATTGATCGGGGTTATCCACAGGCGAGTCGTCCGGTGGCGAAGCGTCCGGACAAGAGAGGTTTTTATTTAATGGATCATGTTTTGATCTTACTGACGGATCGTCGCCAGATTCTGGCGGGTGAAAACCCGTTTTCTGGCCGGATTTTGACGGGTGAAAATTTGACGCATCAAAATTTGGTGCATCAGATTTTGACGTGTCAGATTTTGATGGGTCAGATTCTGACGCATCAGATTCTGGCTGGTGAACAGCAGCGGCTTCGCGCAGTTTCCTGACGTTAAGCTGATACATGTTCGAGGTGTTGCGGTTGCCCTTACGCCGTGGCGTACTGTTCAGCCAGCCATCAGCCTCCAGCTTTCGTATTGAGGTGCGTACAGTGCTGGGACCAGCCCCAATCTGGCGGGCGATTGTGGCAATTGACGGCCAGCAAACCCCCTCATCACTTGAGAAATCAGCCAGGCGCGCCATGATGGCCACGCTGGTGATTTTCATGCCTGACGCCGCGCAACCGTCCCAGACGTATGCAGACAATTTCACGCTCATCCAACTCTCCTGAACTTCTGGCCCCACAGATTGCGGGGCTGGACGCAGACGTGCGGATAGCCTGGACGCCTGAACAGCACCCTGTTATTCGCTACATCAACGCCAATGGTTTCAACAATCACACCGCGTGGATCGGCATAGCGCGCAACCCACGGCTGAATAATTTCATTTGTCTGCTGGGGCATTTAGCCCCCTGATTTGCTTAATTTCTGAATGTGGTCGCCCACAGCCCACTCGACGAAACTGTGGTTAACTGCGTGATGGCCATCAGGTAAATTGAGCGCATAACGGAATGGCTGCTGACTGCGCCCGCCAGTCATTGGCAGGCAGCGGAATTGCGGATAGTTTCGGGATCTGTTTAAATTGTTCACGCGATTATTTCTCCACACAAATCGATGTAGTCGCCGAAGGCGCTGGGCTGCAACCCGGCGCTTTCACTTTTCTGAAGCACAGAAAACTTTGTAAACCAGCGTTGTATGCTCCTGTAATTTCGTAATGGCACGGTGCAGTTCCTCGTCAATCACTTCGCGCTCGTGCGGTTCAACCAATCCATCCTCAATAGCTGCCCTGACCTGCTGTGAATAACGGGTGATCTGCTCAATGGCTTCTAATAGCCGCTGATTGATATCGCCGTAATCCACCAGCTCAACATCAGGCAACGGCACAAACACCCCTCCAGACTCTTTCGCAACCACGTTCGCTACGTCGTGATTGCCACTGGCGCGCTGTAACAGCATCGACCAGCCGAACGGGAATATCTGATCACCGCCTGAGCGCAACCGGTTATGAATTGCGTCCTCAGTTACATCGAGAATTTCAGCAGCTTCGCTATATCCACCAGCCAGTCCTGCAATAGTTTTGCGGACTGCCTTCACCAACCACTTAGGTTGCCTTTCAACTTTCCATTTCGGTTCATTACCCACGTTTCGAGACCTTCTGCAGTGGTTTGAATACAGGCGAAAGCTCTGGATAATCCTTCCAATTAAAAGGCAGGGTGCCTGCCGTAGCTGCCGATATCAGTAATGCGTATTTCCATGGGATTACGTCGCCCCATAAACTTACCGTTGATTTTGAGATGTTTAGAGCAGTAGCAGTCGCCACTGTCCCTCTGAAATGTTCTATCACTGTAGCTTTACGCATAGCTCCTCCTTAAACCAATTCAGTTTAAACAACAAAACCAAAAAACGTCAATAATAAAAAACTTTCCAGTTTAAGAAACCAAACAGATGATTGAATCAGTGAGTGACCGCATCAATAAGCGAATGCGAGATTTGAACCTGCGAAGTAAGGATTTAGTCTCAGCAACCGGGGTATCGAAGGGGACTGTTAGCCAGTGGGTTAACGGGAACAACAACCCTTCTGCAACACATATTCCCAAACTTGCCAAAATTTTAAACGTTACGGAAAGTTGGTTAATAAATGGCGGAAGTCGTTCACAAAGAGATAAGGCAAATGAGGTAGATCAAAGGCCACTCCATAAAATCCCTCTAGTCTCGCTGGCGCAGGCCGGGGACTGGAGAAAACTTATGAACCTTGATAATGATTTTCCTAATTGGACTAATGTTACAGATGACGTGTCCCCCCATGCTTTTTCAGTAAAAATGGATAATGACTCAATGACGGGGGATGGTTCCATCAGTATCCCTGAAGGCTCCACAATTATTTTTGATCCAGATGTAAAGCCACAATCGGGCAAGATAGTTTTAGCAAAGGTAGGTGAATCAACATTAATCAAAAAATTGGTTATTGATGGCCCCAGTGCTTACCTAGTACCTATTAAACCCAGTTATAAAACGATTGAGCTGGAATCGCTTGATCACATCATTGCTACAGGTGTTTCCGTTCAGACCAAGCTGCCATAAATCTAAATCATAAACTACCCTCAGCAAACCAACCGCCCGCAACATCGGGCCTTTCGTCCTCTCCTGCACGCTTTGGTTTTGCAATCAAAACCTTTTTTATTGACTTCATTGTTTTGATGGGTAAACTTCAATTATTAGTTAAACACAACTAACTTTGATGGGGTTGTCAGCTGCCTATCTAAAAAAATATTAATGAGGAGTAAGAGCCATGGATAAGGATGCTGAAGCACTTTTAAAAAAAGTCTCACGCCTTGAACTGGCAGCCAGAAGAGGCTTGCAGCTTAATGATGAGGTCAAGCCTCACTTAACGCAAGGCCATGTGATCTCTGTTGAGCACTGCAACGCAACGCTCCAGAACTGTGATTTGTTTCGTAAATGGATTAGCGAGTTTTTTGGAGCATGAGGAAAGATTGTTGTTCAGTCATGCCATAACCCTGAACAAAAACCTCAATTTCCTCTTCCTTACTCTCGTTCATGAAGGTTTCACCACCGAGACTATGAAGTTCACCGGATATGGCATGCCCCTTCTCGACGTCATAGCCACCGAGAAGCTCTGCGACCGTGAATTCCCCAATTTGGTCACGGATAACGATGTAACCGTTGCGGCGCTCATGATGTACGACGACTCCGCGCATAAATATCCCTTTCTGGATGTGAGAGCAGCCAGAATACCACCTCGCCTGATGTGGTTAAAAGCAGGCTTATTTTCAAATGTGGAGAAACGGCAGTGGGCTATTGCAGTAGCCCACCAGCCACAATCAAGGAATTAATTATGATCCCATCAATCGACGATCTGATTACTGAAATTTATGACGAGTATCCCCAACCACGCCTCATCTGTAACACCCCAGGCGATTACACTGCGCGGCTGGTTTCGCAGCTCAACCTCAAACGCAATGCACGCACCAGCAGACTAACGCAACCCCGCCCCACAGTATGTTCTCATCCTATTCGGCAGAAGGCGCAGGCTGCTTACCAGCGGATTGCAGAAACTAAAATTAAATATTGATTCGCAGTGATATGTCACGGCTAAACAGGCCTGTTGCAGCGGTTTGTGTGGAGAGAGAGATGTCTGATATTGATAACGTGATAATTTCTGATGCCGATATCGAAAAAATAACCGGTTATAAAATTCCGTCTAAACAATGCCAGTGTCTGAAACAGGCCGGTATATTTTTCGTGGTCCGGCGCGATGGTCGCCCAAGAACAACATGGCAGCACTTCAATGATCCGATATCGTCGCGGATAGCCCCTCAGGTCAATCAACCTGAACCTAACTTCGGAGCATTAGATTAATGGCGCGTGTTCGCAAAAACGCTGCAGATGCCTGGATGCCGCCACGCGTTTATCGCGGTAAGTCAGCCTATGAGTTCCATCCAAAAAATGGTGGTGCTATACGCCTCTGTGCGCTGGATGCAGCCCAGTCTTCTGTATGGGCGGCATATGAGGCGCTGATAAATGAGATACCTGATGACAGGCTGCTGGCGTCATTGGCTGAGCGTTTTTTCAGATCGGCTGATTTTTTCGAACTGGCACGCGAAACACAGCGGGACTACCTGAAATATTCAAAAAATGTTTTAGCTGTTTTCGGGGCTATGCCTTCTGATGCAATCAGGCCAGAACACGTCAGAAAGTACATGGACAAACGTGGATTAAAAAGCCGGGTGCAGGCCAACCGGGAAAAAGCATTTATGTCCCGCATGTACCGCTGGGGCTATGAGCGTGGCATGGTCAAAGGTAATCCCACCAAAGGAGTTAAGAAGTTCAAGGAGATGTCCAGGGATCGGTATGTGACCGATGCGGAGTACCAAGCTCTCTATTCATGCGCGCCTAATGTAGTGAAGATCGCTATGGAATTAGCCTACCTCACCTGCTCGCGTCAGGGTGATATTCTCGCAATGAAAAAGAGCCAGATCATGGATGAGGGCATACTGATTAAACAGAGTAAAACCAGTGTTGCTCAGATCAAGGCGTGGTCGCCAAGGTTTGCAGCAGCAATCAAAATGGCAGCGGAATTGCCGCTCAAACCAGGGATGAGCAGTATTTTCATCATCCATCAGCCTAATGGTTCTGGCTACACCCGAGACGGGTTTAATAGCCGCTGGAGTGCTGCACGTGAAGCGGCAAAGCTCAAATTTCCAGAACTACTGTTTGATTTCACTTTTCACGATTTGAAGGCAAAGGGTGTGTCTGATCTGGAGGGGGATTTGTACGAGAAGAGAGCCATTACGGGGCATAAAAACGTCGAGCAGACTGCGGCTTATGACAGAAAAATAGTGGTGGTTCCCGTAGTTGGCGGACAGGTGAAAGAGAAATAATATTAGGAATGGATACTAGGAAGCTGAATTCAGGCACAAAAAAACCGCCTCTGAGGGGCGGTCATACGACACTGCTTATCATTGATTTTATTGGTAATTCGATATGGTGCCCGGGGCGGGACTTGAACCCGCACAGCCTTACAGCCGAGGGATTTTAAATCCCTTGTGTCTACCGATTTCACCACCCGGG